CGATCTAAATTCAAAGGTCTGTCCGTCTGCGTATCCAGCAACTGGACTAGGCAACGGACCGTTATCTGCTAGTAGTTCTATGTCTCCGTTTGGATTAACTTGCCACTGTAAGTTAAATTCCCAAGCAGGCCCTGTAGTTGATAGATCTGGATTTGTTACGCAATGGGCGGCATCCAATACTGCGGTAAACGATATTGGGAATAACAATGGAATTTGCAATGTACCGTTTCTGTTAAGTACCAGGTTCATATCACCTGAAATTAATCTATCAGTAGGCCCATTGCCGCCACCTGTTTGATTTACCCATTCTGTATTATAGTCAGTGCTGTCAATCTTAGCTAATACTTGCCCTACTGTACCGCCGGCGGGTACGCCTACACCTGGCGCCCCATCATTACCGGGCATACCAGGAGGGCCTTGAGTAATATTATTAATTAAATTTTGTACATCAGAAAATGTAGAAGTCACTAGATCGTCTACATACGATTTACGAGCAATTATGTGGCCGCTTTGTAATGAGTTATCGTGTAATCGCAAGGTCCAAAGATCAGTATCAACTGTCAGTTCTCCTACTGCTCCTGTAAAATTTGCGTGTTCGGCAGTAGTACCACGTCGTAAACGTAATTCTTTAGTGCGATTTGTTGGATTGGCTGGCATTCTTTTTCCTTAAATATTTGTTTCAGTATGTTCTACGTAGTCTGTTACTCGTCCTAAGTCTTCTACAGAATTGTTTGGTTGTGTAACACTACCATAATCATCATAGGTATCAACTTCTGGAACTATGTAAGGGCCATTTATAATATCAATATCTATTGTATAACTGCCCGACATGTTTTTAAAAAGTGGGGTTTTAACTCCGTCATCTTCTATGTAAAAGGCTAGCTGTGCAAGCCCTTCGGGAATTTCGTATATTTCAGCTGATGTAATAGTGGCTTGATAAATGCCTTTGGCCGCATCAACTATATCTAGTTCTTTTTCAAAAAAGATATTGTTTGCTTTGATTCTGCTGATAGTGAACTTAACAGTTTTACCGGTTAGATCAACTGGCTTACGATCGCTGTTAAGAACTTGAATTTCTAAAGGGTTATCAAGTCCTTTAGCGGCTTGTAATTTTCTGTCATTCATAGGCGTATTATAGTTCTTGTGAGTGGTCACTAGCAGAACCTGGATTCGGGGTACATGCTTGAATATAGTAATCATCTTGTATTTACCTAAGTTTTGGTAAATGGATACGGGCTAAATAACTGAGGCGCGAAAAACACAAAAGATGACTATAAAAAACGAATATCAGGATTTATTAGACAGGTTTCCGTTCTTAAGCCTTTGCCGTTACGGCGGAAATGAATATGTAGGAATAATACAAAACCACGATACAGGTATTGCTAGCATGTACATATACAGCCTGCTGAGTCATCCCGATCATAAAAAATTATTCTTAGAGTACGGGGACGAATGGTGGTGGGCCAGCAACAGGATGTTGCCCATTAATATTATTTTAGGTGAGAAGTTTAAGGCCTTTAGCTATTGTTTAAAGACGTTTAACGCTAAAGATTTTGAAGTTGTATACGGGCATACTATTTCGTTAAGTAACATTATCACCAAACGAATCAAACGCCGTCAAATTCAACTAGTTAAAAAACTAGACTAAAATATAATTCCTGCTTGCTCGCAGATAAGATTCAACTGTACAACAATAGCCAACGCATATCCAAAACTGTGGCTTTTCTTAAAATAGTAAGTATCGTCAATGGGCTTTACCCAAACTTCATTTCTAATTTCGTCCCACGTTTTGCCCTGCAGATGTTTCTTGCCAGGTCGTATAATAGCCAACAGCATAGCTAATTCTTCTAAACTTTTTGGTTTCATAGTACAGGTAATATCCGTATGGTTACCTAAATGAAACAAGTCCTTGACTATTTCCGGTTGTTCTAATAATGCCCACATTGGCTCTGCACCCGCTAGTTTATCTAAATGATCCGGGTCAGTAACCTGTTTGTATAGACTTACATTGAGTATATCCATTTTAAAATAGCCCACTTGCTCTGCTGTTTGATAATCTAATGTACATAATTGATTAAACGGATCCTGCGGAACTTCGTGAAAGTACACCCCTGTATTATGCTTACGTTTTTTAAATCCGTCTTTTTGCATTGCAGGTACGTGCGGTATAACACTTAACAGTTGTTGTCGGTCTGCTAAGTCAATATCAATATCTGTTTGTGTAATCATATTCCCGCTTTCTCAAATGTATTTTCAATCCACTTGGCATCATCTTTTTGTCTTGCAACCTTAAACTGCCAATATTTAGGTTCAATATATTCTGCTACAATAGATAGTTGTTCGCCCTGCAATCTATCTACTAAACGCTCGCCACCTTTGGTAGCATACAAGACCCATGGACTAATGCGCCCTGTTTTAATCCAATGTACTGCTTGATTAGTGTTTACTACATCAAAAAACTTACGCCAATCTTCACCAGTTTGCTCAGCCCAACTTTGCATTAGTAATATGTTACGCTCGGCCGCACGATCAACAGTTTCTTTTTTATTATTCTCACGTATCCAGGCTTCGTATACATAGGCCTTACACCAGTCATCTAACTTAACTCCAAAGCGGAATACAAAGTCAACAAAGCCTTCAAAGTCATAGGGATTTAGATCCATGATGTGACGTGCAAATTTAACAAAGGCAGTATAGTACCTAGATGCTACAAAGTCTTCATACGTCTTTACCTTCTTTGCGTTAGCTGTTGTAAACTTATAGAACTTTAACCAGATTTGTAATGCTATTTGATTTTGCCTATCATGCTCTGCTAGCATACGGCGTTTCTTTTCACACATATGACTAGCTAGGGTAGTTTCTCTAGCAAAATCTTTATTACAATATTTGCATTTGAACATTAATCAAATAACTCTTTAATTTCTTTTGGCGACATTCCTAGTTGTTCGGCCATATCTTGTAGTGTTTCTTTAGAATTAATACTTAGCATTAGGCTAACTTCTTCATCATTCATAGTGGGCCATTGTTCAGCTATCCAATTAATTAGTTTATTTTTCTTGGGCACTTTAGGAGGTCTAATAAAACTGTGCAAGGATTTCTTGCCAATACCAACTACACACATACTAAGCCACTGTAATTCGGCATGTTCCTTTTTAATAGAACTAAAGTCCTTGTTAACAAAGTCGTTAGTACATGCCAAGTAATGTTCAGTGATAGCCATTGAATTATCCACACTTGAACAATAGCGCATGGTCAACCAAGCACTCCAGTCTTTCTTCTGCTCAGGAGTTAAACGATCATACCAACCCCTATCCCTAACATCAAGGGCAGTTAGCATACTGTTTAAGTTTATAGAAGGTTCTTTCTTGGCCATAGTGTTATTATATTAGAATAGCTTGTCAAGAGCAAGTACTTCAGGAACCTTTTGTGTCTCTTTAATAAAGAAAGCACAAGGGGGATTTGGTCCTGATGATAAAGGTACTGCTAATATGTGGCCAAACTTTAATTTTGGAAAGTACCATTTTATTTCAGTGAACACATTTACTATCTCAATTGTTTTAAAGTCAGGACGGAAACTAGTAAGCGGGTTAAAGTGGAATGCTTTAAATCCTCTGTCGTTAACACTCATGATTGGTACTACTTCGGGTTCACCTAGTTCAGGTTCACCAATAATTATACTCCAATCTAACGGCATTTGAATTGTATTCTCGCCTATCTTAAGTACTGCGGCTGGCGCACTAAATGACTCTAAGAATACTAAAGGCACCCAATGGTAATCTGCATTTGCAGGATCACTATAGTCTAATACACAATAACGTAGATCATCAATCTCGTCAGGTAAGTTGTTCATGTCGAAACTTGTATTATCGACTGTTAAAATTCTACTCATTTATATTCAACCTTCTGTATAACGAAAGGATACCCTGCTTCGCTATAGTATTTCTTTCTAACTGTTAGATGCTTCTTAGCAAATTTTGCACTACTAGTAAGGTCCCATATCTGTACAAAGTCTTTGTCTTTGGCTTTACGAATACCACGACCTATACTTTGAATTACTCGGACAAAACTCTTACCCGGTTCCAATAGAACCAAGTTAAAAATGCGGGGGATATTAATACCTACGGCCGCAACACCATAGGTGGCTATGATAACCTTACCCTCTGCTTCCTGAACATCATCGTAGTGTCCTTTGCGTGTTAATGACTTCATGTTACCGCTAACAAATATACTATCAGGAATTCGTTCGCTTAACATCTTACCTGCTTCAATACGGTCAACAAGTATTAACGTGTTACCTGCTTCACTAATACCTTTAATAAGATTAGCAATGTAGTCTATGCGTTTCTTATTTGTTGTTAGATACGTAAGTTCTTCTTGATATGTAGGATATTCTATTGTATCCTGTAATTGTACAACATTAACGTGACAGTTTGATAGCACCCCTTGATCTTGTAATTCCTTAGCACCAAGCCTAGCAGTAACTGAACCAAGACTTGCTGTTAGACTAATATACTCGTGATCCTCTTTGGGAATGGTTCCTGTCAATCCCCAGCGAATAGGAACATTGGCAAATGGACCAGTTAGTAATTGTCTAAGTACATCTGCTTTAGCCATATGTACCTCGTCTACAATAACACAAATTACATTTTGACCAAACTCTGCTAGACCTAATTCACTTTCGCCGTCTTTGAATCTCTTTTCTAAACTATTAAGTGATTGCCACGTACAAATAGTATGCGTTTTGTTTAGTTCTTTTTTATCGCCAAAATAAACACCTACATCTAATCCTAGATTCTCATAGTCGGCATGTGTTTGACGTACAAGATCTTTATTAGGTACAATAACAATGCTACGCCCATACGGTTCAACTAGTTGACTCATTGTAGCAGTCATTAACGTTTTACCTGCGCCTGTAGCAATTTCTTGTATGCTTTGTGGGTTCTTACAAAACTGATTAATGATTTCTACTTGATAGTCTCGTAGTAAAACAGGATCGCCTTCCATGGTATGTCCTTTTGGCCACACTCGACCCTCATGAAAGGTTTCTGTTACTTCGGGGAAAATAAACTCGTGGGCTACCCTTTGATCATCAATCTCAATCCTGTATCCGGCGTCAACGATATCAGTCAAAATTTTATCTAACAGATTTAGATATGTGTTGCCACCCACAGAAAAGAAACTAACGCATCCATCCCAACGACCTAACTTATATGCCGGTACATGGTATGCGTATGGTTGGAAAAACTTTAATTTCTTTTCTAGATCTCTTCGGGTTGCTACATCTAGTCCTGCTACTTTTACATTGACTTCATCTTTTATATGTATAGTGCAAATATTCATAGTGCTATTATATAGTAATTATCTATAATAACCAAATTTTACTTCTCCATATTTCGCCAAAAAAAAGAGCCCCTAAGGGCTCTATAAATACTACCACTGCAAAGTCTAATTAAGCAGGACGCTTAATTACGGTAGTTTCTGCAAGACGTTCCCAACCCATTGGCTTCATCTTAGCCAAGTCAGCAACCTTAAGAACAGTACGCAAGCTCAACTCACGCAACTGATCTTTCTTCTCCCACACCCAGTCAATAACTCTATTCTTTTCTTCGTCTGTAAAATCATACTTGTCCAACATACCGTCATTGACAATCTGCTTAATACGCAACAACTTGTCACGAGCAGTATCTAGAGTCAAGTCCAAATAGTGGCAACGTGACTCAAGTGCATCCAAGTGGTCTTTTAATTTTTGACTACGAACGTGTTCAAACTTAATGTTAGTAATAAAAATTACTGTACCTTTAAAGTCAAAACTGTCTGGAACGCCTTCACGACGCAACATGGAACTATCAGTGTTCCAAGAAATTTTACGTTTGCTACCTGAGTCTAGTGCGGCTTTCAAAATGTTCAAGCTCAAGTCATCAAGCAAAATGCTATCACAGTCATCAAACACTAGTACATTGCCAGCGTCAGCAAAACTGAACAGTTTGCAATACAAACCAATTGCACTCATCGCACCTTTAACAACTTCAAAGCGAGCACGTTTGCCGCTAATTTTGTCAAACAGAGCATTCTGTTCAAGAATACGTTCAACACCGTAGCTCTTACCAACTCCTGGAGGGCCACTTACAATCATAGCACGAACGACACCATCCACACTTGCCTGCGTCATTTCGTCTAGGATACTAAAACGTTCACGAATACGTTCCAT